AGTTGATTAAAATTTTTCAGATGTGTACTAATAATTCTGTGAATAGATTGATATTCTGCAGGCAAATAATTCTCCCTTAGGCTGCCCCAAGTATCAAAATCTTCCTGCGTAATAATTTGCTTCAGCAAAGCTGATGTAAGATTCAACGGTATCCTCCCTGATAAGAAAGGCAGAAGATCGTATGACCCTCTGCCTTAATGTTAATGAAATTTAGCTAGAAGAAGCTTTTTCTTTTCTAGCGGCTCCATCATAATCAGCGCAAGTTAAACCACGTCTTGTCAACATAGTTTTTACACCTCTTACAGTTTTACCGATTTCATCTGCGATTTCTTCAACAGTTAAGTCTCCGATTTCACCGTTTAGTTCAGACAACGGGTCGGCTTTAGACGAGCCTTTAGTGACCTTTTGTCTAGGTATAGCGTTAATATCGCCAGACCTTAGTAAGCTAAGAGCCTTTCCTCTTATTGAGTTTACAGTTTTGCCCAGTGCATCTGCGATTTCTTCTACAAATGCTCCGTCATTTACCATTTTGGTAAATATGGCTTCTTCTTCGGGAGAGTAAGTTCTAACTGAAGCAGGCTTCTCAGCTGGTTTTACATGGGAAGTAAGTTCCATTGATAGGATTTTCCCTTGTATTGATTTTGCAGAGAATTGTCCGCCTTCGAATGAAGACGAAATATCTGCGTACGTGTACTGACCGCTGTTGTCAGTAACGAATTGTAATAGAGTAGCTTCTTGATCATCAGAAAAAGTTCTGTGTGATACTGAGGATGCTAGCTCTACATCGAATCCCATTTTTCTCAATTTACTAGAGACACTTCTTGTAGAAGTTTCTAGATGCTCAGCAGCTGATGCTACTGTAGCTTGAGAAATTGGGCTTTCTGAACCCACAAAATCTGTGAGACTTTGGGTTCTTTCATCTGTCCATTTTGGTAATGCCATTTGATTTTCTCCGTAATTTATAATTGTTTTAAGTTTGTTATTATTTGAACACCCCTTTCTCGGGCTGCTTGTGTTTTTGCGGAATCTATTCCACTTTCGTTTACTAATATTGTTACATCTTTTGTCAAACTATTTTTCACAAGGTAGCCCATTTTTTCTAATATTTTTGTTGCGGCTGCCTTAGTTTTATAGCTTTTAAGTTTTCCTGTTATACAGACTATACCTTTTGTTTCGGTTTCAGTTCGTTTTTGAACTGCTGTTTTCCAACTAAAAGGTAATCTATCATATCCATCTGTAAACTCTTCATAAAACCAATCTAGTAAATTTTCTGTTGCTTTCGGCCCTAGTCCTGCTTCACTACATATTTTCTCGTTCAACTCTAAAAGAGAGTTAACCTTTTCACATACTTTTTGAGAAGCTGTAGTTCCGATTAGCTTTATAGAGAAAGCTGGTAATAAGTCAACTAAGTCCACTTTCTTACTAGCATTTATTTCTCTATGCAGTTTAACTGCTAATTTCTCGGATTGAATTGCATCTATCATCATTTCAAGAGGCAATTCATAGAGGTCATAGAATGTTTGTACTTTCAATTTCTCTATAGTTCTGGGGCCGAGTCCCTTAATTTTGAGTGTCTTTGCAAAATGTTCAATTCTCTTACTTGTTCTACCTGAACAATCAAGATTAAAGCAGAATAACTGATCTTTTTCCCACTCTAAAATTGTGCTACATATAGGACAATTTGTAGGCGGTATAATCTCTTGCAGTTCTTTTCTCATTTATATATATTATATCAAAATTCAGTTGCCATGTCAAGAACTATTTTTTGGAAAGTCCTGTAGAATCAACGAATTAATTTTGAAACATTCTGTATGACCTCCGAACTTAACTTTTGGTTCATACTTATCATGTTTATAAATTTCATGTAGGTACTGTTCTTGTATCCACACATGGTAAAGAGTATCAGTCCAAGTTCTTTGAATACGGATATCGTATCCTTTAAACCCTCTACTACGCTTTATAATATGTCTCCAGTCCTTGCCTGAAGCTATTCCTACTTTTATGCACTCTCGTTCGTGCGTTTTCCTATTAACTAGAACTATTCCGTATAGTACCCCTTCTCGTTCTCTTTCTTCTGGTCGGTTCTGAAAATAAGTTTCGTTGTATTTGCCAATACTAGGCATTAATGTGTCCCTTTTTGAGAACCTAAATCTTCATACTCATCTAATAAGGACTCAAAGAAGTCTGCATTAGGTAAAGCTTCTATCATTTCTCTAAAAAGTTCTATATCAAGTACTGGCTGATCTATAGGTATCTTAGTACAGTATACTCGATATGCTTGTTCTAGTTGAGATTCTAAATATAATATCATTAAGCATAGTATCCCATAAGGAATCCTATAAATAAAATTATAAATGTATAAGCTACTAATTGATAACTATTCATTCTTTTCTCCAAATATTTTTTAAACATAATTTGTCTACCTATCATAATGTGTCTCCCTATCATAAGTTTTAATGCCACCCTACATCTTCTATATATCTATGTGCTACTACTCTTGCGAAGGGATATTCCATCGTTCCAGCTACAGCAGCTCCGAGCCCTATTTCTCCATAATCCATAGCTTTTTGTTCCTTTCTGCTTAATCTACTGTAACTTACTTTATCGATTTCACAACATATTTGACATATGTTATTAGGGTTAAAATCATAATATATTATTGTGGCTTTTTTCGTCCTTTTGTAAGTTTTACTAGCATACACTTCTCTAAATTCTGTTAAAGGGTGTAAAGTACCATCTTCATCTTCTCTTTCCATTGAAATTTCTTTGTAATTAAGTAAAAACTTACTATCTTTTGTTATGGGTTTATTTGTTTGTTCTTTCAATCTACTCTCCTAACTATTCGTGGTATTATTTCTCCACTCCTTATAACTTCTACTTCACAACCTATTTCTAGGCTAAGTCCTTTTATATGTGCCATATTATGTAGAGTTGCTCTACTTATTATAGCATCATCTATTTCTACAGGTTTTAATATAGCTATTGGAGCAACCACTCCTGATTTTCCTACATTCCATATAACGTCTACTAAGGTTGTAATTTTTCCTTCTTGTCTACGTTTAAGAGCATAAATTCCTCTAGGGTGGTGGGCAGTGTAACCAAAATTTTCAAAATCTTGATTAGAATCTACTCGAAATACATAACCATCGTGTGGGTACTGTGTCCAGTCATTATCTAATACTGTCCAAAACTTCCAACCAGATAATAAATTCATATCTTGTGTCCAAGTTTCTCTTACATAAGGTTGAATACCATATGCTATAAATAATACTTCTCTAGTTTCAAACTCTTTTGTATCTTTTAAGTTCAGTGCCCCAGCAGCATAGTTTCTTGAGTTCTTAATAGCTTTTGGAGCAACTACTTCTCCTGTAATTTGTACTACTGAGGGACTGTTCTTGTGTATCGCATGCGGTACTCTAGTTTTTAAATGCTCTGTAACATCAATACCTTTTTTGCCATCTCCTCTTGTTAACGCTCTATGAAGCTTTCCTTCTACATATAAAAGAGACACAGCAGCACCATCCAGTTTAGGGGTAACAACTACTGGTTTTTTATATGTTTGAAAGGGGTCGTTTGTATTGACTTCTGTGTCAAATACTTTTTGTATTGAAAACAGTTGGTAATAATGTTTTATTTTTCCGCCTGAATGACCTACTTCTTCAAAGTTACATAACTCTGCAAGTCTGTCAAATTCTACATCAGACATCATTGGTCTACCATTGTAGTAAGATAATGCTGCCCTGCGTAAAAGTGCATTTATATTTTCCATTATTATATTATAACAGATTTGGAAAGGAAAGTCAAGAAATAAATTCAGGTGAGGTAAATTTTATCTAAAATATCTTTGAAGTGATTTTCTAAGATATTCTTAACTTCTGTTAGAGATAGAATTTCTACTAAGCCCTCAAATAATGCTTTGGAGTTTTCAAAGTCTAGGGGCATAGCTACGCCGTCCTTCGTAGGTTTAAAATCTCCATCAAAGTCTAAGTAGTATTTTCTAAGATGTAAATACTCTATATCTCGAAATTCATTTATAGTTAATCTAACCTGCTCTGTACCCTCAGCATTTTCATGAATTAACTTTGTATATACTTCTGGCGCTTCGTATATTTTCATCTGTTTTTAAGTATTGAACTTAGAGGAACAATACTTGTAACATCTGCAGGTTTTAATAACCTGTACGAATCAGTATCCCAACAAAATAAAAGAACTGTATCATTAGCCTCCCTGGCTCTGTTCTTTTTACTTTGAATATATTTATTATTAAAGTCTAGGGTACAGACATTGTATTTAATTTTTCGAGAGTTTGTACTTTTGTATGTAATAACTGCGTCACCACAGTTTTCAACTGAGTTTTTGAACTCGTCTTTTTTCACTAATATACTCCATTACTATTAAGAAAACTCTTTCTTCGTAATAATGGTAGTATGTTTAGTTGTTTATAGTGCTGATAACACCTGCGAAGTAAACAGCAGCTTTTCCAGTCAATTTATCAATTATGTCTCCATCAATATCTTGTCCTGCATCACTCAAAGCATCTTTTAAAGTTTGCTGTGAGTCTGCCTTACTTACTCTACTTCCACCATTTGATTTAGCGGAACTAGTTGCAGGAGTTTTCTTAACATATACACCAGCTTTTGTTAAAATCATTCTAACACCATTAGGACTTTCTCCTAAAGTATCAGCTATAGTTTTAACGATTTCCATACTCGTTTCTGGAGTTGGTGTTTCGCTCGTATATAGTTCAACAGCGTCGGCCTTACTTTCGTCAGTCCATGCCATTTTTCTTCTCCTTTTTGTACCTCGATAGCCTGGATATGTACCTAGTTTATCGAGTTGTTGTTGGTAAAATCTATCTCCCATATTTATATTATACTAAATATTAGGGGCGAAGTCAAGAACTATTTTTTACTTGCTAAAACTTCCATTTCTAATTCAGAAATAAACTGATTACACTGATCAATTTTATCCTGTGTTAGATATGAACCTTTTTGCATTTCTAAATATTCCTTAAATCCTTTTACTTTACTTTTAATTTGTTCACTTGTATGCATCAATACTCTTCTAATTCTTCAAGATAAGTTAGCTTTTCTTGAGCTCGTGCCGCTGTTTCTATTTGTGAATCTATTGCGGCTATTATGTCTGGGTGTTCTCCAATTCCCACCGATTTTCTTAAATATACTTCTATGTTTGCGTTTGCTTTTGCTATCTCACCTTGATATCCTAGTATCAATGCGTCTTTTAGTAGTTCTCTCATTATTTTTCCTTTGTTACTGCGTTTACGTATGCTATACAGAAATTTTTTCTTGCTCTATTACTTACTGCTATATGTGGTACGAGAGGCACTAAAGGCATCATACAAAATATATAAATAATAAAACCTAAATTTCTATATTTTAACATTAAATTACTTGGTTGTTTCTTTTCTATCAAATATATACTAATAGACCATGTACGATATATCATCATGATCCATGTCGTAATATATGCAGAAACTATGACTGTCCATAGTCCCATAACTTCTCCTTTTAAAGTCTAACTCCGTACTCTTCCAAGTGCTTTAGACTTCCTAAGTCGTAGGCTAATTGATGTGCGCCGAAACCTCCAGTTATATATCCAAAGTTTTCATTCCATTCAGCGTCACTTTCAATTACCCAAATACTATATAAGCTGCAACCATATTTTTCTTTATAATTTACATACTGAATACCAGCATTTTCATTTTGGTACTCTTTAGTGTATTCCTGTTTAATTATAGCTGGAGCGTGATAACGTGCTGACCATACTGTTTCTCCCTTTTCAAAACTTTCACTTACACACTCATCTGGTAAGTAGGCTGGGCCTTTTCGTTTTGTTTTAGGTAATTTTTCTGGTACTCCTACTCTGTCTAATATATTTTTAACAAAAGTAGTGCTTCTATATAATCTTTTTGATATATCCGATACTGTTTCACCTTTTAAATAAGATTCGATAGCCTCTTTTATTTCTTCTTTAGTTGCTTTTTTGCCTCTTTTTTGAGACTTTCTAACTTTTCTAAAAGAAATAATTTCATTAAAGTCATCTAGTATCTTACCAAGTCTGGTAGTATTATAACTTATATTTAGCATTTCACAGGCTTCCTTTTTAGTTATCGGATTATCTTGATTAAGTAATTCTGATACCCTAGTTAAAGTTGCCTCATCTAATTTTTCTCCTGCTTTTTTTCTTACTCCCATTACTCCATATCTAATTGCATTTGTTGTTCATATTCTCTAGCATATTCTGCATCTTTTATTTGTTGTCCTAACAAAATAATAGCATAATGAATTATTTTATATAAGTCATTATCATCGTGTATGCCATCTTTCTTACCATATCTTCGAGCATACTTCATTATATTTCCTATACAGAAGCCTTCTCCATGCCGTGCATCAAAAATAACTTCAGTAGACTGAAATTTTCCTGAGCCATAATGCTTGCGATATGTACTATCTATATAATTTTTTAGTGAGTCTAATATTATATCTTCTTTGAATTGGTACTTCATTTATTTTTATTTCGTATTGCTCTATATCTTTCTGATATTTTATGACTTAGCTCAAAATACCAATCTGTCATCATTACCCATGATATTAAAAATATCCATGCCATTAATGCGAATGTATACTTAAATACAATAAAGGGTATTAGAAATATTTCTAAAAATGTCATATATCTCCTTTTTCTCGTACTTCACTTCTCAAGACTTCAAATCCATTCGGATATCTTTTCTCTAACTTTTTAATATTTTCTTCCATTACTTGTTGAGGTGTATACCCTAGTGCTTTGCAGCCTTGAATCCAATACCAAAGTACATCTCCAAGCTCACGCATGAGATGAAATCGTTCTTCTTTGGAAAAGAATTTTCCTTGAAAGAGTATCTTTTTGATAATCTCGGAAAACTCTCCAGATTCGGCTTGCATGCCGATAGATGCTGTTAGGAGTTGACTAAATTCAGTTTCTGGAAACTCTTCATTAAGTGTATAAAGCCTATCAATAAAAGTTATTGTATCGAGGCTTTCTTTTGATGTTGTACTTTCTACGAATTTTCCGTACTCGTTTAGTTTTGCTACTTCTTCTGCTGTCATTTCTTAGTGTAATTTATTGTTATTCTTATGCCATTTGGCAAGCCAAATGTCCATTTTTTCTTCCGACCAATGTGGTGGAAAAGTTACTGTTAAATCTTTTCTTAATCTAAATTTAACATTTTTCATTATTCTATTATACTAAATAATAAATGCTATGTCAAGACTTATTTTTAGTTATGGTATTATTCTACATCATTGAAAGACAATGGAAATGACAAAATATATTAAATATGATGTAACCAACCACTAAAATACTTGCCCATTTTCCTACTGTTTTAAGTTTTTTCATTTACTTGCCTCTTTAGTTTTGTCTTTACCGGATCCAGCATATAAGCCAAACCAAGCTGCTCCTGCTCCTACAACTATGGAAATCAATCCTGATTGTTCAAAACTGGGGGTTTCCAATGCCATAAACCACATTGTACAGTAATAGAGTAAAAAGATATACACACTTATAAATATTCTAGGGAATATTCTCCAAGCGTCCACCATATTAGATAACCATATCCATTTCTGCCACGGATTATCTGGCGCTCTTTCATTCTCCATTTTCATTATTTTGGTTTTTAACTGACCAATTTCTGTTACCATTTCCATGAATTTACTAAGGTCTATTTCAACCTCATTACGGCTCATGTCACCTTGAAATTGTTCTCTCTGATCTGCCATTTAATTCTCCCAATCTTTTACGAAGTTCTATTAGTTCTTCTTCGTATCTTTGCCAGCATGTAGGGCCTCTTGATGATGCTTGTTGTCCTTCTACTGCTTTTATGGCTATTAGCAGATTATTTTGCGTACTTCCTACCATTTATTATTGCTCCCCGTGCATGGTAGTTTTTTACGATTGTCCATGCATCTTCCTCACTTATTTTATAATATGCTACTAAAATTGGTACTGCTTGTGAGGGATTATACCCTTGTTCTCTACGTAGCGTTCTGTATAATTGACTCGGCTCGCCTTCGTCCATTATTTCTCCTATTGCTATACCCTAACTGCCTTCATCGGCATCCATGTCGTTTAGGTACTTATAATTAGAGTCACTTCTGTCTATAGGCTTAATTTCTGTACTATATAATTTTACTACTCTATAGTTCCAATCGCCTTCTTTGAGAGCATCGGGTAACCATTCTTTTACCCCTTTCTCAGAGACATCAGCTTTTATTATTATTGTTATTTTGTAGTCTTGCGTTCTTGCGAGACTAGTATTTTTCGTTTTCATTTTCTTGTTCTTTAAATTTTTTATATAAATACTTTTCATACTTGTTTATATAAGCATTTTTGGACAACCTATTATCTGCAGCTGGAAGTGTAAGATTTTCATCTTCATTATCTAACCACATTCTACTACAAAAATAATAGAATCTTTCTTCCCATTTTTGAGTTTCTTCCCAACTCTGATAAAATTTTAAATGTCTATTCCAAAACTTGCCTACAAAAGCATTTTGTGATGTTTCTATTACATCTTTAAGTGTTTTTTTCATTTTGTACTATTACTGGTCTATTTTCCAACATTGTAAATGCTTCGGCTATATACTCTTCTAGTGTCATTTGTCTTTGTACAGCATGTGTCATCATATCATGCATAAATGCGTCTGATACTTCTAATACTTTGCCTTTATATTTCAGTTTCATACTATTAACTTATATAGTGAATATGCCAGGAACATCAATATAATTAACAAGACCCAAACTACATAACGTACGGGGAATTTTTTGTTCAATATTTTGTCTATCGTTTTCATTTATTATCTGTTTGTTTAAACCAGACAATTCTTTTCTATAAAATTTCATTGAATAGTTCTGTTTCAGCTTCTCTTCTTTTTACTAAACCATTGAGTACTTTTCCGCCTGCTTTATTCCATCTTTTTATTTCATTTCCTGCTGCGGTGTAATTCCCAGAGTTTAATTCTTTTAGAAGTGTACTTCTTCTGAGGTTGGTAGGGCCGAGATTGTACACCCATACTACGAGTGCATCAAACTGGTTTTGTGTGAGGGGTACAGTTACATACTTTATTACATAACCTTCGTACTCGATGAGTTCATTCTCGAGCATTTGCTCAGCTTCCTCTTGAGTTATAGTCATGCCGGGTGTAACACCTTTAGTGTGTCCGTACCCTATTGTCCAAACACCTACACTATCTTGATAAGCTACTAACTCGCAGCCCTCAAAGAATTTCAGTAGGTCTTTACCCTTATATCCTAAGTTCATTAAAATTATCCCTGCTATAATAAGTAAAATTACTAGCCATTGTAAAAAGTTGTTCATAAGAAACCACCTTAATAATGAAAATTACCCCGAGACGGCTGAGATTCCGCGTAGAACGCGACACTCAGACTCAGAATTTATCGTGCTGCGGGGCAATTTTCGTGAATTTTAAGACTAATCTACCACTTAAAATAAGGGTAAACTAAGATAAATAGATTTGCTACTATCAAAACTCCTAAGATTAGTCCTTCTGCGTACTCATTCGTACACTTTTTAATTATGTCTTGAACCGCGTGCAAACCTGCATAACGATTCAAGAATCGCAATGCTGTTTGCATGTTTGGTATCTCCTAGCCTATATTTATTACTTTAGGCTTTTCTGCTTCGGGTGTATCTACCACTAAGTCTATTACTAATAGTCCGTCTTTGAAGCCAGCGTCCTTAACTTCAACCCAATCACCAAGCGTGAAAACTCTTTTGAAGACTTTTCCACTAAGTCCTTTATAGATATAGCGTTCTTCTTCTGAGTCTAATTCTTGTTTTTCCTTACCTTCTATGGTAAGCTCGTTTTTGTGTTGTTTAATTTCTATGTTCTGTTTATTCCAACCTGGCAATGCCAATTCGATTCGGTAAGCCTCATCTCCTACGGCAACTAGGTTATATCGTGGATAATTAGTAATCGGATAGTTTTCTACCCTACTCGCTAGCTGATTATGCAAGCGATCAAAACCGACAAATAATTTGTCGAAATCATTAAAATTCAATGCTGATTGTAATCCAGTCATTATCTTTCTCCTTTAGCCCCTTTCGGCGGCTGATGTGAGTTCCTTTCGGCAACTCGGTTATTTAAAGTCTGTACACATAAACCCGACCACTGGTGGAAGTGGTACTCCTACCTCGCCCTCGGAAAGCTTTTGTTTCCTACTCGTGCCAGACATAAACGTAGGTTTTGTTTATGCAGTCCTACAACTGCGTGTTTTTTGTAGTGAAACTTTTAAAATTTCACTCTATTATTATACCAAATTTTACACCAACTTGTCAAGAACTATTTTTCAGTCCTCGTCTAATTCGATCATGCCCTTTTCTTCAAGGTAGTCTATCGTATCTGATATGCCTTGTCTTTTGGCTATAATCCATGTCATGTTTACTGTAAACATTAAAAATAAGATATAAATAATATTCCATTGCATTTCTAAATCCATAAGCTCTCCTTCATTTCTTACTCTGGTTAGCCCTTTCCGATGAATTTTTTCAATATATACATTATACCAAATTTACAGCGCCAAGTCAAGATTTATTTTCTACTTAACCAAAAATAGTTCTTGACTTTCTCCCCTTATTCTGTTATAATATAAGAATGAAGAAATCTCAATCAAGTAGATGGAGCGATAGAGATATTCGCCTATTACAGAAGGTATATGGCGAACTTGACATAGACCAAATAGGTCAGTTACTAGGCAAATCGCAGAGTGCAATCAGGTCTAAAGTTCACTACTTAAGGAAGCGCGGTTGGGCATTTGATTCCACGCGCAGATAGGAGAAAATCATGAAAGGGAAAGTTATACCTTTTCCAAAACCATATCTGACTGCGAAAGACAGGTCGGATATAATCGTCAATGACCTATCTCTAAAATTATTAGATTTATTAGAGGGAAGCGGCATTGACACTACTCGTCAAGGCTTTGTTCTTGACATGGCTTGGGTTGTTAAATTTTTAGAAGTAACAGTTGACAACTCTTTTGGAGTGGAGAACCCACTTAGCAAACACATTAGGCAATTTGTGCCTACGGACTTATATGAGAAAAACCAAACATGACTACAATTTTGATCGCCTGTTCAGGCAATTCAAACGCAAAATAATAAGAAGTGGTAAACTAGAAGATTACCGAAATAGACAGCACTACAAAAAGCCATCAACCAAACGCCAAGAAAAAATGAACGCTGCAAAACGTAGAGCGGTAGCTTTACAGAAAGCAAATTCACTAGGGCCTGAGCCGCGCCTCCCAACACCCCACGTCAGAATCCTTCCACCAAAGGAATAATTACACTATTTTATGTTAATTAAGACTTCTACAGTTCGCTATCAAGATGACCTACTCAAAAATTTTAGTTGTAATATTGCTAAAAATATGGTATAATATATACATAAATTGGAATTAAACAAGGCTAGCAGTTGTTAATCAACTTCAATAAAACTTAAACAAACAGTATCACCCGAATGACGGCTGTCCGAAGGACAGACGGCATGAAGGCTGATATCTGGTTTTTATTATTGTTTTTGATTCCATTTCGCCTAATCAATTCGACTTTTGGAATCAAACAGTTTAAAGGCCTTATCCAATTTAAAGCATAAAGAAAGTTGCTACACTTGTATCAACTCGACCCACCTACTTTCTTCCATAACTTCGTCAAACCGAAATTATCTGATATCAATTATTAACCTATACAATCCCATCTCCCTTACTCCCAACTTA